CGCCTCAGCTTTGGCATGCTGCGAATTTGCAGAACTACCGATGGCAAGACACAGATCTACGCTACGAAAACCGCTTGTCACCTTAACCCTGCCGAAATGATCACGTACCGGCTGAAGAATATTTTCACACAACGCTTTTAATTTTTCTATTTGATCAGCATTAGGATTATTATCTATGCCTTTACGTATTGCAGTGTCTGATTTAGTTAGCTCTAATAAGCTAAAGTTACGTGTAAGATTCATTATTGTGCTAATGGATTACTACTAGATAATTTTAATTCTTCTATTTGCGTTTTTAAAATTTCAATTTGTTTTTCGTTTACTAATGTTTTTGTGTGACTGTGCTCAGTGCCTAACGCATCAACTTGTTCTTGTAATACAGCTATTTCTGCAGAAAAATCTTTTACGTTTGCAGATTCTAATGCATCTAGCTTTGTAGTAATTTCACCATATTTAACGAAACCACCACCAATAGCTGCTAACACACCTATTAATGCTGCCACACCTGCTAATTGTTCTTTTATTTTACCCATTTTGTAAAACCTGTAATTCGTTTATCAAATTCTGTCTTCTCTGTAAAACATTATTTAATTGTTGTTTTTGTATAAAAATAGGATCACTTTGTTTGTATTCAACTAAATCTTTCGTATATATAATACGATTATCCTCGATATTTACTTGATCTTCATATATAATTTTTGGCTCATAAAAAGGTATATTATATGCTTCCAGAAGATTATCTGAGGACATTACTTTTAATTTTACTAAGTTTTTTAGTTGTAAGTTTTTGTCTATATCTTTAATCTTTTCATCTATTTTATCTAAAACATCATTAAGCTGAACTGTTTTTGTTTTTTCCGATCGTACCTCTTTTTGTTTTTTATTACTCTCTTCCTGAGCATTGGCAGTCTCAGTAGTTTCGCTATTGGATTCTTCTTTTTCTTCATTAACTTCTTCTGGTTGTTCATTTTCTTCTTCTGTAACAGCTTCAGTAATCATTTCAATAGGTTCCTCTTCCTCTGATTCCTCTTCTGTAAACATTTCAATTATTTCCATGACAGGCTCTTCTTCCTCTTTTTCTTCCTCCATAACTATTTCTTCAAATAAAATCTCTTCTTCCATCACTCCCTCTTCTTCTACAATCTCCATCATAACTATCATGACAGGCTCCTCCATTTCAATAGGCTCTTCTTCAATAGTTAATTCTTCAAACTGAAACTCCTCCTCTAATTCTACGACATTCTCTATCTCTTCAAACTCTGTAATTAGTTCTTCAAATATATCCTCTATTTCTTCTTTAATAGCCACAGGTAATGGTGAATATAATATGTCTAATAATGTTGCTTTTAATTCTGCACCTAATAAGTTTGGCCCAACAGGTGATGTAGAGTTTGGACTATTACCATCTATACCTTGCCACTGCCATTCCCACTTTCGTGCACCTTCACCTGCATGTGTGACTGTGTCTGTGTAGGTAAAAGTATTATTGTTATAGCCAGAATCATTATTTCTATTCTGTGTAACTGTTGCAAGTTCGGTATCATTTTCATCTAATATTGTAACTGTTGTAGAATAACTATCCCTGCCGCTTGTTGCCTGACCACATTGACTTGATGAACCAACCCACTCACAGTTTTGTACCTCTGTCTTTGATGTAAGTGTAACACCACCATCTAAACTATCTGTTGTAGTGGTGTGATCTCCTGCAGATATATCTAATAAAGTTCCAGATGCAGATACTGTTCCTGTTCCTTGAGCTTCTAACTCATTATAGTTTGATGAATAGTCAGTAATATTGTTAAGAGTAAAGCCATTAGAACTGTTAATACCGTCTATTGTGCTATTGGAGTGTTGAACACTGGTTTGCCCTGTGCCGGCGTTTGGTAATAAGTTACCTGTTGTTACGGTTTCTGTTAAACCAGTTGTATGGATTAACATCATCAGCAAATTTATTAATACGATAAACCGCATAACCAACTCCTATTATCATTATCATTAACCAAATCATTTTATGATAAGTTTTTTAATACTCTTACTACCGTCAATATTATCCTCTAATTCTGCAGAACCCTTCCAGCATTTATAGGATACACTTTCTGAAAAAGTTCTTTCAGCTTCACGTTTACCGCGTAAGCAAACTGCCATCGAGGGTTGCAAACGTGCCTCTTTGATTTCTCCATTAACAAACATAAGTAGTCCTACAACAGCCTCTATCATTGTGAGCTCCCGTTTGTGTATTTCATTTCACGATTAGCATCTTTTAATTTTTCAATGTCTACTAAAACTTTATCCATTTGTTTACGTAAAAATTCTATGTTTACTTTGTTTAATGCCATTGATTCTATGTGTGAGTTTAACTTGTCCGTAGTCTTATAAAGATCTTCAATCATCATAAATTGTTCGCTATCCGCAGGCAACGCTCCAAGTTGGCCTCGTGGCCATTTGATTCTAAATTCTGTATTTTCTTCCAAGTCTTTCTCCATCAACTGAAGTCTAGTGTCAGCTATGTTTAATCTCTCAACAATTTGAAAATAGCCCATGGTGCCAAGAGCTACGATGATTATCAACGAGGCTACCGTTTTCATAGGCATTTGCACGGCAACTTCTTCTCCGATGTTAAGTGGCTTCTTTGACATTACGCTCCGTTAAATAAATCTTCTGGAGAAACTTTCTTTTGTTTTTTTCTACCCATATACCAATCACCTGGTTCGTAATCCCATTTTTTACCGTGATGACCTCTTATATCTGCCCACCACATTCTTAATTTAACAACCCATTTAAAAAATCTACTTGGCTTAGCCATTATTTAGGTGTACTCCAGTTCACTGGTTTCTTTTTTGGTAGTATAACTTTATCTATTTTTTCCATTTCTTTTATTTCTTGTCTATCAGCTTTTTCTTTTATTTTCAAATTTTTTACATATGTGTTGTGATCAGGTCTTAATTTATTGTATTTTTTCCAAGCTGCTTTAGCTTGTTTTCCTATTTTACCTTCAAAAGGACATGGTGTGCCCGCTTGTTCCATAGCTTCAAAAACTCTCTCATCTTGACAAAGTATAGCTACAGCTGCAACTTTCATACCTAATGTATTTAATTCTCTTGATAATTTTATTCTTTCACAATTTTTATCTCTAAAAGATTTACCACCGGATACACCAAGTCCAAAAGTTTGAACACCTGCTGACGCACCTGACAAACAAACATCAGATCCACTGTTTGTTACTGTGGGTGCTGATGCTGTAGGTGGTGCTGATCTTATATTCGATGTAGAATTATTTGTCGTTGTAGTATTATTTGAACTACCACTTTGATAAGTATTTGTGGCTGAACTTGTATATCCGCCAGTGATTGATGTGTTAGACCCTGATGTATTGTTTTGAGTTGTATTTGGATATGCTGGTGAAGCAAACAGTGCTAGCAACACTAATAATAAAATAAGTGCACCTGTAAAGTAATAATTATTTTCTACAGATTTATACCTCATTTTTTTTCTCAGTTTCCGAATCTTTGCATTCACAGCCTTCACAATGACAAACTCCATATTCATTCGCGTGCAGATCTTTTTCTTCACCACAATGACAAGGGTGATTACATTCCTTACAAAAACCTGGCATTATTTAAAAAATTTATCCTTAATTTTTTTTATTGGTCTTAAAATCCATTTTCTTATAAATTCTTTAATCATTTTTTTTCTCCTCAATTTCATAGAAGAACTTATCAGTATCTTCTGTTATCCATTTACCTGTGTCTTCAACATTCCATTCAGACGTTTGAACTTTCCAGTCAGGAATGTTATCCTTAACTGTAAAAGAGGGTAAATCCCATATACATCTATTGTTTGGCTGTGCCGCATAATTGCCGTCGTTTAATGCAATTATGTGTGCGCACTTGTGTTCGTGCGGTATTTCAGAATGTTCAACGTCAAGTATATTACTCTCTGGATGTGCAAAGTCAACGGTAAATAAATATTTACCATGATGCCACTTTTTATCTTTACCTATATATTTACCAGATGTGCCACTTAGAATATCCCAAATATGAACAGAAGGATAATAGCTAAAACAATTCCATAACTGAAGTTCATCAAGTCTACGTTCAGGAACACTTTCCGGTCTAAAACCTCTCTGTATGAAGGCAGATATTGGGAGACGATAAAAGACAGCCCCATTCTCCATAATCGCATGGAATAAAATAGCGTGACCTGCAATAGAGCTAAGACCAAAGATAATACAATCTTCAACTTCTCCATGATGTTTTTTACGATCATATAAATATTCTCGTTTAATTTGTGCATACTCTGGTGGTATGTTTGCATTTAAATAAGCCATAAAACCTCATTTTATCTCCCCCCAGTTAGAACCTTTTTCATAGTCGACTTTGTTTGGTATCTCTAATTCAACTGCGGACTCCATAATCTCTTTTATACGTTTTGCTTTTATATCATCTTCTACAGATATATCCAACTCATCATGCACTTGTATATGTGCAACAATGCCCTCCTTATAAAGCTCTAACATAGATTTTTTTGTCATGTCTGCAGCTGATCCTTGAATTAATTTATTTAAAGCTTTGTACGTATAAGCACGCTTGATGCCTGCTCCATATTCCTGGCGAGCTTGGTCAAATGGTAAAGCTTTATGTATGCCAAATTGATTTGGTTCCCATAAATGAAACCTACATAATCTACCTAATAGTGTACGAATTTGCCCACGTTGTTGCGCTCTATTAGATACAGAGTTCATTAAACTTTTTACAAACGGAACTCTTTCATGATAAATTGTAAATAGTTCATTAGCTTTTTCTTTTGATACACCTAACTCTGCTTGAAGTTTAGCTTTACCCATACCATAAAATAAACCAAGATTAATTACTTTAGCTTGCGACCTTGGTATGTCAGCCATCTTAGCAACGATAGTATGAAAGTCAGCATCATCTTGTAAATAAGAATCTTTAACACCAAAGACGCTTGTATCTTGATCAAGGGATGCGTAGTGCACTACTAGTCTTGGTTCTTGTTGACTGTAGTCAAAGCATCCCCACTCGCAACCAGACTCAGGTATAAAGAGGGATCGAATCAATGGACCTAAATCTTTGTTACGAGCAGGAATTTGTTGTAAGTTTGGATTAGAGTAACTAAACCTACCAGTTACAGTTCCTCCAGTGTCCGATCTAATTTGATTAATATCTGCATGTATTCTACCATTGTGTTCATGCTTTATAATAGTATCTATAAATGTTGTGTGTGCCTTGTTTATCTCTCTAGCTTTTGATATACATTGCACTAAAGGATGCTTATGAGTAGAGAGAAAATTTTTTGTAAATGAAGGAGCCTGTGTTTTTAAAGTTCTCTCGTATGGTAAATTTAATTTATCAAAAACTTTTGCAATCGATCTTGCTGCCCATATTTGAGTATCTATTCCTGTTTCTTTTTCTACTTGTCTCAGGAGCTCTTTTTCTTCTGATGCTAATTGGCTCTTTAATTTATGAGCTTTTGGAACGTCCACTCTCACCCCAAGAAATCGCATGTCTACCAAACAAGGAAACAAATCGGTTTCAAGATTAAATATTGATTCAAGATCTTGATCTAATATTTCTTTCTGCATAATTTTCCATAATCCTAAAGTTAATTCTGCATCACGTTCAGCATAATTACCAACATACATAGCGGGTAGTCTCCACATATCAGCCTTTGGATCAACACCCCACTCTTTTGCAGCGTTGGTCAACTCTGTTTCATTTTTACCTTGACCTAAATAATCCCAACCTAATGATCCAAGATCATATCTAAATCTATTTTCATTTACTAAAGATGCAGCAATCATAGTATCAACAATCTGTCCGTTGATTTGTATGCCCATAGATTTAATCCAACAAACATCATACATAGCATTATGAAATATTTTCGTAGATGTAGTTTTACAAATATCTGTAAACCATTGAATTACTTTATTTTTTTCTAGATTACCACCACCTTCATGATCAAAAGGAAAGTACCCTGAGTAACCCTCTGTTGCAACTGCAATACCTACGACCTTACCCTTACCAATAACAGAACCTGATCCCATGGTTTTTAATTCTGGATCATGTGTTTCTAAATCTATTGCAATCTCTTCACAAAATCTAAGATCTGGAAACTCTGTGGGTTTTACCCACTCTGTTTGTGCTTTAAATATCATGAATAATCTCTTTCCAATATCATTTCTAAATAATGTATTGCCTTCCTTATATCTTGTTCTTTCCCTTTTGACTTATGTCTACAAATATATTTTATAGCATTTCCTTCTGCAAACAAAAGTTTATTTTCATTAATAAATTCTGCAGGCTGAATTTTCATTGAGTGATAATGTTTACCACCTACCTGCTCTTGTAATGATTTATATACTGATCCCTTAAATATTTCTTTGTTTGTCATATTTTAAACTCCTTTGATTTATTTTGTGATTTAATTAAATATAAATTTTTCATACTTCTTGTTATACCTACGTACCAAACTCGATATTCCTCATCTTGTTTGCTTTTAGATTTTTTTGCTCCTTTAATTGTGTTTGATGTATGACTTAAGAATAAAACAACATTTGTTGCCTCACCACCTTTAGCTCCATGTATTGTCGATACCTTTATTCTTGCTTCTTCTGTGGGGTTTTCATTATTTAATAGTAACAATTTCATGTATGTAATTTGACTATTGGTTAGTAAATTAAACGCGTCATACCAATATAAAGATAGATTCATGTCACCTTTTATTCTTTCTTTTATTCTTTGTAAATGTATGTCAGGTATAGTTTCTTTCTTCTGTAATTTTTTCCAATTATGTATATCTTCATATAAAGTTTTTCCTATGCTATTACCTTGTGCTGTGTTAAAAAAATAACCTTTCTTTTTTAAATACGTTGGCACAGATTTTAAAATAGATTTAGTTCGACCTAAAATCAACCAATCGCCTTGTGACATATCTATGTCTGATAATTTATATTTTTTATATATTTGTCCAGATTCAGACTTTGAAAAATATTCTTTGTCAATTCTATTTTCTTCTATTCTGTTAATGACATTTAATGCAATTTCTTGTATACTACTTGGCACTCTTTCTGATTTAGTTAGAGGTATTTCCTTTGAATCATAACTTATAAAAGAATTCACATCCGCGCCAGCCCAACCAAATATTGCTTGATCATCATCGCCTGCAACCCAGACATCACAACCTGTATCTTTTTCTATTTTATTTATCATAGACCACTGTATTAATGATAAATCTTGTGCCTCATCTATAAATATTACATCAAAATTTGGTGTAACTTCCTTATCTAAAAATTTCTGTATCATGTCTGTAAAATCTATTAAACCATAAACTTTTTTATAATTTTTTATTTCAGCTTCTATAGCCTCTAGCTTATCTCTTTCTATTTTAGATAAGTGTTCATTTAAATCAAACTGTTCAACAGGAGATATTTGTTTTACTCTAGCTAAATTAATTAATCCTAGATATTCACTATCAGAAGAAAATATACCATTCCAATGATTTGTTTCATAAGATGCATATTTAATTTGTATACCACAAGACTCACCAATAGCTTTGTAATTTAAATCTTGCATAACGTTTTCTTCTCTTAAACCTAGTTGATTAAATGCAAGAGAGTGGAGTGTTTGAAAATATTTGATATCTTTTTTAGTAAGCTCTGTTCTTACTTTAAGAAATCTATCTCTTGCTTCGTTTGCAGCTTTGCGAGTAAATGCAAAATAACCTATCCTATTTAATTTAATACCTTTCTTCACGTATTTTTGTACTTCGTTTAGTAAACGTCTTGTTTTACCTGTACCCGGTGGTCCTACTACTTTATATCTCATTAATAATTACTTTTCTTTCTTTCAACTGGTTTATATTCTATCTTATCTATGTGTAATTGTTTAACTCTACAAACTTTTAAAGTTTTACCCTCTACGTTAAGAGAATGATTAAATTCTACACCACATTTATCTTTTAATTTTTGTGCTATTCTTTCTTCTGGTATTTTCCAACTAGATCCTAAGTGATCTATAAAAGAATTAAATCTAAACAAATGATGCCCCTCCTCTGTTAAACAAGACCCACTATTAATATGTATTCTTTCTTTTGCTCGTGGGCCATTAACACAATATTGATATAACTCTTCTCTTAATCTATCTTCTATCTGTGTTCCTGCAGGTGGTGTTATTTTTACAGAATTTTTTCTAAACTCTGTAAGCTTTGCTCTAAAGTCTTTTGGTTTTAATGGTTCATGATAAATACCTGTTTGCTCCCATATTAAATCTAACAATTCTGTTTGTTTAGTTATTAGTCGCCTGTTGCTTGCTATAACACCAGCTTTTGTGCCATCTGGTAATGCCACGTTAAATCTATATTCAGGTTCTTCATACATTATTATTTCAAAGTCTGTAATATCTGGAAACATTGTGATGCTATCAGATTTTACTCCAAAAGGCCTTGAGTAGCATAAGCTACGCATACATTTACTATGTATTGGATCTTCATAACAAGTATGACCTGCTGTATCTTTTCTCCACGCAGTTATTTTAGAATCTAATTTTGATTTATCCCAAGGTGTCTCTAAATAGTTATAGTTTGCGTTTGCGACATGATCTGGCCACTTATCTTTATATTTCTTTTTAGCAAAAACCATATAGTTATACATAAATCTATCTCTACCATCATCTAACTTTCTTTTAGAACATAAAGCCAAACATGGTGGCCCATCTTCAAACTCTGCACTAGTTCCAACTAAAATATTTCTGTATGTTTCTTCTACAAGTTTATCTAACTCTTCTTTACCTATTTTACTTTGTTCAGCAAATTCTATAAATTTTTGTAAATCTAATTTGTTATTATTTTTATCAACGGCATATCTATTTGTTTCACCATTATTATAATAAGGTAGATTAATAAAATTACCTGGTTTAATTTCCCCTTTATCATCCTCCTTTAATTCTTTCTGCTTTGGAAAAACCTCTGTATCAGGATCTAATCCAAGAGGCAGTAAAAAAGATTTTAATGCCGATATTAATTCAATAGTTGGTATTGGTTCTTTTAAAAATAAATAACAATGTAAACCTCCACTCTTTGACAACATTGGTATTAAAGGTAACTTATATTGTTGAAATAATGATAAGTAATTCTCTATTTTAAATGTAGAATAATTTTTTGGATCAATATCTATACAACCGAATTGTGCGGTTTTATCTAATCTACATGGTTGTATACCAATAGATATTTTACCTAGTATGTGGCTATTATAATCACTTGATGTAATTGGTCTACCAGCCCACTCATAATTTGGTTTAAGTTTATGTTTTTCTGCATCTAATTGTGCAGAAGACATGTCTGCAATACCAAAATCGCCTTCATATCCAGTAAATAATTTTATAAATTTATCAACCATAACGATCCCGGGTCGGAGCGGCTCCAGTCTCCCTTAACCGCTCCTATCTCTCATGGAGAGAATTAGTAGTTAGATCCCTCTTCTGAAAGAGATTCAGCTTTCGCTTGACCTTTTTTCAAAGAGTTGTGGAAGTCTCTAGCCATCTGATAGATGCCCGCGTCATCAACTTTTTTTAGTAAGTTAACGTTATAACCATGCCAAGTAAAACTCCCAGAGTTTTCAACAGAATTTAATTTATAAACTCTAGAAAACATAGGTGCAGGTACAGATTTACCAGTTTTGGCATCAACCTCAAACTCATTTTCACATAATGAATTCCAGTTTCTACTAACTTTAAGCTGAGTTGATTTCATAGTCATCAAAGCTTTTTCTGGTCTATCCCCCAAGATAATTACAAAATGATTTGCTGTTTTGATAATTTCATTACCATTTGGCAACATATCTTTGTTTCTATCGTTTTGTGTTGTTTGACTCATGACACCCGGACCTCGATCTGGGTGAATAGGTCTACCTTCTCTTTTTTCAAAAGGTGCCCATTCTGGATATGTCATTTTGTAAAAGACAGGAATAACTTGTATCCCTTTCTCTCCGTCATACAGTTTTTTAGTTACTGTATTATAAAACATACCCGCTTCTGCGCCTTCAACATACTTTGCATGTTTCTTTTTTGTTTCATCTGAACCTGATTGTAACAGCTTCAGAAAAGGCAGTGCTAGATCATCTTTATCAATGTTTTCAAGACCCATTCCTGAATCTGATACAAAGTCTAAAGTTGCAAGTTCACCGCCAGTCTTTTTAGTTAAGTCTCTTGTCTCTTGACTCATGCTATTTGCTCCTTGTGATTTTTGTTTTGTTTCCCTTAAACAGGTTAAAGTGTTCAGAGGGCAAGTCTTCTCCTTTTTCAACCCGCTCTCTGTATAGTGCTTTAAGAGTCATGGGCTCAACCTTAAGTTTTTGTTGAGGCTGATACCCATTACTCTCTGCAAGGTTAGCGTATTCACGCGCCTTGTTATCTTCGTTACGACCAAAGGAAACAGTAATCTCATTTTTAATAAGATCACCCAAGTCGCTATTTCGAAGCCAGTTAAATGCGCCCTCCTGTTTATCTTTAGGAATTGTTGCGCTGTAAATTTCTTTTATTTCTATCGAAGAACCATCTCTAAGTTTCATGGTTTTCATCTTCATAGACTCCATAATTTCAGGTATAACTTGTTGTGAAAGTTTATCTTTTTTTTCTTTTTTTCTTGATAATCTTTCTTCGTCCAATTTAATTTCATCTTCTAAAGCTTGTAGCTCTAAAACATGGCTAGATAATGTCTCTGCATTATTTAAGTCGTTTACTTGTTGAGGTGCATCCTCAACAAACATTTTTTGTAAATCACTCATTTATCTCTCCTTTCTCGTATAGATTTATTTTAATAGGATAATATTTTCTTTCTTGTTTATCCCATTTGAGTAAATTGTATTTGCCATTAGTCATATCAGATACAATAGA